GAAAACTTGTATCTAAAAAATAAAAACGAACAAGAAGTAGCAAAGATACTTGGGTATAAAACTTCTGAAAAGAATAGAAGCCCCGGATATAAGCAAATTAAAAATATAAAAAAGTCTATAATAGAAAAAGCTAAAGAGATTATTTCAGAAAGTATCAACATATGAAAAAGAAAGATGAAGTAGTCCTTGCGCCTGAGCAGGAAGTTTCTATAGACGACTTCTATGAGGACAAAGGAGTAACCGCAATCAAGGAATTAGTAGGTTTAATTTTCCCAGATATTGATGAAAAATTTCGGGACGGCAGAAGTATTTACGGCAAAGCTATAAAAAGCTACTTAGCCTCAAAAGGAAAGAAGACAGTTGCAACTTCCGACAAGAAAGAAGGCTACAATTTAAATCAAGAGGAAAGAGACTTCCTGTACAACAACTGTTCTACCATGAAAGTGTCTGACATGTGCGAGACTTTGTATGGAGAAAAAATAAATCCTTCCGACAGGAGATTTCGGGCATGTAGCGATTTTGTCAAAACTATAGACGGCAAAGTTGTTTTGTCGGAGATTGTTAAAGAAGTTTCGCCCAGTGATTATCTTCCTCCCAAAAACGAAACTAAAGCTATCTCGAGAATCAACAAATATGTTCACGAAGGCATAGATAAAAACAATTTAAAAGCTTCTGACAAAAAGAATATATCTAGGCTAATAGCTTACATGCATACGTATAGATTTTTACATCAAATATCAAACTATGCTTCTCAAGATAACAGGGAGCTTTTTGAAAGTAGCTTTGTGAGATATACTCATGACAAACCAGATTTGACTCAGGAAGAAGTAGACCAGTATATTGTACTTTCTGCAGAGGTAGTTATAGCTTCAAATATTCAAGTTAGAGTAGAAAGGCTACAGGAACTTTTAGATCAAGCGGCCGAAGAAACTGAAGGTAAAAGAATGGCTATGAGCTTGGTTGAGTCAATCAACACCGCGCAAACAGAATACAATCAATGCGTTAACAGACAGACTAAACTTCTCAACGAGCTAAAAGAAAAAAGAAGTCAAAGACTCAGTAAACAAATTAAAGAAAACGCTTCTATTTTGAATTTGGTAGAAATGTGGAAAGATGAAGAATCTCGCCACAAAATGATTAAGCTCGCCGAGATTAGAAAAAAAGCTTTGGAGGAAGAAGTCGAAAGACTCTCTACTATGGACGAAATTAAATGTAGAATTATGGGCCTAACAGAAGAGGAGGTTCTTAATGGTTGAATGTAAAGAGTGCGGCAAAACTTTTCCATCAGACAGGAGCTTGCATGCTCATTTAAAAAGCCATAAGTTAAAAGTAAAAGACTATTACCACAAACACTTTCCAAGAAGAGATAAGTACGACAATGAGCTAATAAAGTTTGTCAACAAGGAAAGTTATTTTGCTACAGATTTTAATAATAAAAATAATTTAAAGAAATGGATGACTCACGTAGAACCTCCGGTTGCAAAAGAATATTTTAAAAATTTCTTAGTAGGAAGAAAGGAAAAAAAAGATTTGGAGTTCGCGCCTTGTCAAGTTGAGTTAAGATCTCTAATGAGCCCGTCTGTTTCCTATTATCAAAAAGTTTTAGGTGATTACAACTCTCTATGCGAAGAAATAGGACTAACTACGAAATACAAAACTATCTTAGAGCCACTAGAGTACAACCCCGAAAGCTACACTGAAGAAAAAATTTACGTAGACACAAGAGAACAAAATCCACTAGAAATAACTGATTACCCTACAGAAGTGAGAGGTTTAAAATATGGAGACTATGCTTTAAGCAATAAGGAAAAAACCTGTAACTGTTATATAGAAAGAAAATCTATACAAGACTTAATCGGAACTCTTAGCGGAGGCTATGATAGATTCTGTGATGAAATAGAAAGAGCAGAAACTGAACACGCTAATTTAATTGTTTTAGTTGAGAGTGACTATAATGCAAGTCTAATGTTTCACAAGTTAAAGAGAACTTACAAAAACATAAGAACTAACCCTCAGCACATCTTTCATAATATTAGAACTATAATACAGGAGTACCCTAATGTTCAGTTTTTATTCGTAAAAAATAGGGAAGAGTCTGTTAGAGTAATGAAAAGAATATTCTTTAGTAATTGTAAGTATAAAAATGTTGACCTGCAATATGCTTATGATTTGAAATTGTTATGAGGGGAAAAATTGAGTTAACTTACGAACAGGCTTTAATCATTTTATTTTTAATAATTCTTATAGCTTATTTAGATTAATATGTGGCATGCTCCAGAGAAATACAAACGAGACGTAAAAGATACCAACTTAGAATTGCTGGACTTAAAAGGAGAGCTTGATTCTAAGCAAGCCAAAATATCTCTAGCTAAATTCTTAAGGGCCAACTTAGGCTTTACAGTAGAATTGATTTCCGGAATAAAACTTGCGCCATTTCAGGAAGTTACTCTTAAAGGTTTCTTTAACAGGAACTTTAATATGTGCGTATGGGGGCGCGGATGCGGCAAGACTTTCATCGCATCCGTGTACTGCTTTTTACAATGCATATTCGAGCCTAATACAAAAATTCTTATAGCTGGCCCAACATTTCGTACTGCTAGATTTATATTCCAAAATTTAGAGAAGATAGTTGAAACAAAAGGGGCGGAGCTGCTTGCCCAAGCTTTCGGCGCAAAGTCTAAACGCAACGACCAATTCGAGTGGAGAATAAACGGCGGAAGTATTACAGCGATACCTTTAAGCGGCGAAAAGATTCGTGGTTTTCGTGCTAACATTCTTGTGCTCGACGAGTATTTGCTATTACCAGAAGAGACTATCAAAACGGTCCTTATGCCGTTCTTGGTTGCGCCGCAGGACATGGCTGAAAGAATTAGAGTTAGAGAGATAGAAGACTCTTTAATTAAAAGCGGCAAGATGGAAGAAAAGGACAGGATGGTGTTTGAAAATAAGTCAAAGATGATAGCACTATCTTCTGCCAGCTACAGTTTTGAGAATTTATACAAAACTTACAAAGAGTGGATGGGCAATATCTACTCTGACGACTTATTAGACTCTAAGTATTTCATATCTCAAATGGGCTACGATTCTGTGCCTCCGGATATGATCGACAAGACTATTATTGAAGAAGCTCAGGCAGGAGGTTCCTCCAACTCATCTTTTCAACGAGAATACTGCGCGCAATTCACAGACGGAAGCGATAGTTATTTTAGCGCAAAGAAAATGCACGAATGCACAGTGCCCGACGGAGAAGCGCCACATACTTTAATTACAGGCAATCCAGAAAAGGAGTACATACTTGGCATAGACCCCAGTTTTAGCAATAGTCCTAGCTCCGACTATTTTGCAATGTCTCTACTTGAGCTAGACGAAGGATCTTATACATTAGTACATTCTTATGCTGTGGCTGGTGGGGATTTAAAAAATCACATAAAATATTTGTTCTATCTGTACAAACATTTCAATATAAAGATGATAATTATTGATAACGCAGGTTATCAGTTTATAGACAGCGCAAACGAATCAGAACTTTTTAGAGAAGCCGGACTTGAAATTAAGTTCTTCGATTTTAACACGGAGAAGCAAGGCATAGAATATGATAAAGAGCTCAAGAAGGTAAAGAGAGCTTACAGCCCAAAAGATCACGTACTATGCTTTAAGCAAGTGTTTAGTTCTGATTTTTTAAGAAACGCTAATGAATACTTGCAATCCTGCATAGATCATAAGAAAATATTCTTCGCTTCCAGAACGGCTGCCTCTGGAAGTTTCTTTTCAAAAGTTTCATCTTTGAAGATACCTCTGAAGCTGACCCACTTTAACGATATAGGAGAAATGATTGAGACCCAAGACGACTTAGTTTACCAAACCAAGAAACAATGTGCTTTGATAGAAGTAAAATCTACGGCCAAGGGGACTCAGAGTTTTGATCTGCCCCAGCATCTCCGTCGCAGTAATTCAGCTAATCGTGCCAGAAAAGATAATTATACAACATTAATGTTAAGCAATTGGGCCGTAAAAGCATATAATGATATGAAGAA